ATCGAGATGGGAATTTTCATTCGGGAAGGAGCAATCGGAGTGAAGATTATCGAGGGTGGAGGCGACCGGGATGGCGACGAGCGGCTCGCGCTCGGTGACGGTAACGGGGAAAGCACGGAAGGGAAATACGTCGAACTGAAACTCAAGCCTCCGGAATTCGATGACGAACCGGAGCCGGAAAATCCAAACGAAGGAGATGAGAGCGATGAAGGATGAGCACGGCTATGACATGGCTGATGGGGATACTCGCGGTCGGATGCCGGGAGGTCGTGGAGAAGGTCCGGGCGGACAGTGCACCTGTCCCGAATGCGGCTATACCATGGCGCATGAGACCGGGCAACCATGCTACGAGATAACCTGTCCGAAGTGCGGGGCGAAGATGGGGCGATGACTATGGAATTCGGCATCAATGAGATTTTCTACAGCATCCAAGGCGAGGGATTTCATGCCGGACGGTCGGCGCTTTTCATCCGCTTCGCCGGGTGCAATCTCAACTGCGACTTCTGCGATACCGATTTTTCGGAAGCGGTCCGGCTCAGCGCGGAAGGAATCATCGAGATGGGGAGAGCCGCTCTCGGGGAACGGGGAGCGGGTAGACCGTCTATCATCGTGCTGACCGGAGGAGAGCCAGCTCTTCAGGCTACCGGGCCGCTCCTGACTCTGCTTCGTAAACGGCTCTGCCCGTACATCGCTATCGAAACGAACGGTACGGTCCCCATCAAATGCGCTCCCGACTGGATAACCCTCAGTCCGAAGTCGGAAGATGGCCTCGTCCTCACTACCTGCGATGAACTGAAGGTCGTTTATCCGGCTGGGGTGGACCCGCTTGCATTCGAGCGCTTCGGGACGGGTAAGCGATACATCCAGCCGCTGTGGGTCGCGGACCGATACATCCGGGAGGTCTATCTTCGTGACGCAATCAATTTCGTATTGGAGAATTACCGGTGGAAATTATCAATCCAAACTCATAAACTAATCGGGGTGAAATGATGATTATCTGTAAGACCTACGGCTTCGATGCCGCACACCATCTGACGGAAGTACCGGAGCATCACCCATGCTCCTTCGTTCACGGTCATAGTTATCGAGTTGATATCGCTCTGGAATCAGATGCACTGGAAAAGGGTATGGTCCTCGACTTCCACCAGCTCGATGATATCATGCGACCTATCCTCGCACAGTTCGACCACTCCGACCTGAACGACACACTCGAGAATCCTACCGCTGAGCTGATATCAATCTGGATTGCTCAGAACATCGTGATGTTAATCCCGCAAGGCATCCGGCTGCTTTTCGTCCGGGTGTGGGAGACGGAGAAAGCTTATGCCGAGTACCGACCCACTGGCTGACCTATACCGAGCAATCGTCGAGGAGTTTGATGACCCGAAGCGTGAAGGGGTCCGCGAGACACCGGAACGAGCGGCGAGGGCAATGCGCGAACTTCTGACCCCGGTCGAGTTCCGCTTTACCACGTTCGAGTCGCAGGGCTACGACCAGATGATTGTAGACCGGGATATCAAGTTTTTTTCGCTCTGCGAACATCACATGATTCCCTTCTTCGGCACATGCTCCATCGGATATATCCCGAAGGACCGCATCGTCGGTTTATCGAAGCTGACCCGCTGCGTGAATTATTTCGCCCACAGGCTCAACACTCAGGAGTACATGACTCAGAATATAGCCGACTTCATCGAAGAGAAACTAAAACCGAAGGGTGTAGGTGTGATAATCAAAGCGCGACACCTCTGCCGGGAGATGCGCGGGGTTCAGGGTCATGGCGAGATGATTACGTCATGCCTGAAAGGAATTTTTCTTCACAATCCCGAAGTGCGAGAGGAGTTCATGAAGTTATGAAAGCAGTCATCCTTCTGAGCGGTGGTATGGATTCGGCTATCTGCATTGCGCTCGCAATCGAGCAGGGATTTGAACCATATCTATTCCACATGAGCTATGGACAACGGACCGAAAAACGCGAATTGAAGTCGGTCATCAATCTCGCGAAGCATTACGGGCTCAATCATCCGGAGCGGGTATTGATAGTGACTGACCGGACAATCTCATATATCGGCGGGAACGCCATCACGGACAGAAATATTCCGGTGCCCACGGATGGGGAAATAATCGGCGTTCCCGCTACCTTCGTTCCTTTCCGGAACGCAATCCTTCTCTCCTACGCCGTAACATGGGCTCAGGTTATCGAAGCGGAAGCGATTTATTTCGGCGTGGTCGATGGGGAGAGGAGCAGATATCCCGACTGTCATAAAGAATTTATCGAGTCGTATCAGTTAGCCGTGGATGCGGGGATTCCCGATAATCGAATTCAGATAATTACCCCGCTCTATTACGACACGAAGAGGGAAGCTTATGAATGCGCTTTACGACTCAACGTACCGCTTGAACTGACGTGGAGCTGTTACCAGAATGAAAACGAACCATGCGGGAAATGCGAATCATGTATGGCGCGAGCGAAAGCGATGGATTTATGATTATCTACCACGTCGAACCCCTTCACTGGGTAGGGTATACGGAAAAGATGGGTGCGGAAAAATACGACGCGCTCTATTCTTTCGTAAACAAAACCACCATCGAGAATCAGGTATTCCCGAGCACGAACATCAATCGCCTCTTTATTGACTCTGGAGCATTCAGCGCTTTCACCCGAGGAGTGGAGATTAACCTCGATGAGTATTGCGAATGGCTCCGTGCTCATGAAAAGCGGATTACATCATACGCCGCACTTGACGTTATCCGGAACTGGCGGGGTAGTAGAACCAATCTTGACCGGATGCTTTCATACGGACTGAATCCGATTCCCGTTTTCCACGCGCAAAGCCCGATGGAGGAATTGCGTCGGCTCTGCAAGGAACATGACTATATCGGCCTTGGCGGTATAGCGGACGACGTGAAGCGCCGCCGCCAGCTCCTTACCACTTGGCTTGATTCCTGCTTTTCAATCATCCGGGATTACTGGCCTATTAAGGTACATGGCTTCGGTATCACTATGCTTTCCGCGCTGACGAGGTATCCTTTTTATAGCGTGGACTCATCAAGCGTTACATACGCCATGAAGATGGGATTGATAATTACGTTCACCGGGTCAAGCATCCGCCAGAAAACCTATAACGAGATTGTGAAGTCGGGGAAAGGGGTAGACCTCCAGCCGCACTGCATCGATAACCCAGATGAAGAAAAATCGCGATACAAGAAACGCATCGCTCGCGCTTACAACGAATACAGGAAAGCGGAAAAATACATTACCGACCTCTGGAAGCTAAGGGGAATATCATGGGATTAAAGCGTTTTAAGGAAATTCCACTGAAGCAGCTCGATAAAGCCCCGTGGAATTACAAGACCGATAATGATGAACTGAAAGAGAAGCTGAAAGAAAACCTTCGCCGGAACGGGCAGGTGGAAAATATCGTAGTGCGCGAGATGAAAGGTGGAAGGTACGAAATCGTAAATGGTAATCATCGCTTCGATGCTCTGGAGGAGCTGAGCTTTGAAAAAGTCATCTGCTATAACCTCGGTGAAGTCAGCGATAAGGCGGCGCGGCGGCTCGCCATCGAGCTCAATGAGACCCGATTCGAGACGGACCGGATAAAGCTCGCCGTGACCATCAAGGATATCGCCGATGAATTCGACCTCAGTGACATATCACTTACGACCCCGTATGAACTGGAAGAACTGGAAGCGATGGTCGACCTGCTTGATTTCGATTTCGATAAGTTCGAGGAAAAAGAACTCCCTCCCATCGATGACGGGATGATAGAATGTCCCGAGTGTGGACATAAGTTCAAGCCATGACCTATGAGCTTGCAGAGGACCGATATATAATCGAGCCATGGCGCGCGGCGATTTTCCGGGCTACCGGATTCGAGCTGCACCCGGGACAGGCCCGGCTACTCAACAGTTTTCTCAATTATGATTTCACATGGTCTTGCGGAGGTCGTCGAGGGGGAAAGAGCGAGGTAGTGGCGAGGATTGTTTTCAGCGAGTTCGTCCGATACAAGGATACGATTCCATCGACGGAACGCTGGCCGAAAAAAATCCTCATCCTTGCCCCGGAATATAAGCAGGCCCGTATCATCTTCGGAAAGGTCCACCGACTGGTAAAGAAATTCGGAGTGCCGCTGGTCACCGACCGCTTCAGTGCGGGTGAGATGGAGCTTGAGAGCGCATGGGGCTCGCTCATCATGTGCATGACCGGGCGGAATAAGGATGCATGGCCCGGGTTCGACTGGGATTTAGTCGTCGTCGACGAGGCTCCGATTTTCAAAGATGGGGCGGCTTTCGAGGAATTGCTATTCCCGACCCTGCTCGATGCGAAAGGAAAATTCCTTGCCATCGGGACCCCGGATTATCCCGGCTCATTCTCCCATCGCTGGATGCTCGACGGACTCGACCCCGATAACGAGCAATGGGGCTTCGCGCACTGGACGACAACTGATAACTGGTACATCCCACATGCCGCCGAGTGGATAGAGCGCCAGCGGAAAAGTATCCCCGATGATATCATCCAGCGGCAGTACATGGCCCGGTATGTCAGCCGCTCCGGTCTGGTCTATAACGAGTACCTCGAATGTATCGGGGAGTTCGATACGTCGGAAATCGAGCATGGACGCTGGCATCGGGCTGGTGACTTCGGCTTCGTCAATCCGTTCGCCTGTGCGGTCGTCTGCCAGATTGGTGAAATGACTTATATCGTCGACGAGTACTATGAAACTCAGCGGAATAATTCGGAGCACGCTCCCCATCTCCGTGCGCTCGACCATAAATACCCTTTCCATAATCGGAAAACTTTCAATGTGTGGGACCCGGAAAATCCCGAAGGAATCGACTTTCTATCGAAGTGGCGCGACTCTCAGGGTGGACGGATAAAAGGTCACTGGGTAAAAGATTACTCGAAAGGCGGAATCATCGACCGTATCGACATGATACGCCGTCGCATGATTTCCGGCCACATACGGATTCATCCTCGATGTAAAAACTTCATCCGGGAGCTATCGCTTTACGCCTACCCGGATAAGAAGCCGGATAAGGCGGCGAGCGAGAAACCGATGGACAAAGATAATCACCTAATCAAAGCCGTCGAGTATTTGACCGAGCATCTATACGGTGATACATTTATTCCGTTAGACCCGGAGCAGTTGAAAGCGCGGTCGAGTAAGCGCAAGAGTGAAAAAATCCTGCGAGGGTATAAGTCGTGACAGATACTCAGGCCACCGACAAAGTAGTAGCAGAGAAGGAGCGAGTCGCAGTCTGGAAACCCCGCGAATATCGGCAGTACATCCATCTCGCGAGCCAAGTCAAAAAGAATATTAAGGCGCTTCTGAATGTTCAATCGGACCCTCAGACGGCGCACGATATTTGGGCGTCCATCTACCAGTACATGCCGAATCCCGATAACATCCTCGCCATCGCCGGACAGACATCAATCGAGTTCTATGACTCAATGATGGATAGCGATTCATACCTCACCGGATTAATCGGCATCAGGAAGGATGCGGTCACCGGGCTACCTTGGACTATCGTCCCGGTAAGTGATGACCCCGCCGATGAAGAGCTCGCGGAGTGGGTCGATGAGCAGCTAAGAAATATCGAGGAGTTCGAGGATGACATGGAGGAGTTGCTCGGTGCGATAACTACCGGGTATGCAGTCAGCGAAATAATGTGGGCGATGAAAGAAAACCGAATCGTCCCGGTCGAACTCCTGTCACGTCGACCTTCGCGATTCGTGTTCGGTTATGATTACGAGTTGCGCCTCATCACGAAAGAGAACTGGTTCGGGGAGGAAGTGCCGCCGAATAAATTCATCGTGCATCGGAATCGGAAGCGGTATGAGAATCCCTACGGTATCAGTGCCTGCCGCTCCGTTTACTGGCCTTGGCATTTCAAGCACCACGGCTTCCAGTGGTGGATAATCGCCGCCGAGCGGAACGCTGTGCCTACCCCGCATGGGAAGTATCCCGCTGACTGGGACAATGACCAGCAGGATGATTTATTCGAAGCTCTGCTCGGCTTCCAGAACGATAATGCAATCATCACAGCGGAAGGGACGGAGCTTGATTTCTTCCAGACGAAAACCGACCCGCAACTCAACGAGAAGCTACGGGATGCCTGTAATGAAGAGCTCGCGTGGGGAATCATCGGGTCTACTCACTCGACCGGGACAGGCTCCAAAGGTGGTGGCTCTTACGCCCTCGCTTATGAGCACGGCACGGTCCGGCAGGATATACTCGAGCGGGACTGCCGCCGATTGATGTCGACTATTAATAAGCAGCTCGTCGAACCGATGATAATCCTTAACTTCGGCGAACAGCGCGAGTATCCAAGATTCAAGCTGGAATACGAGCCGCCGGGTGACCGCGAGCTGGAAATGAAAATCACGAGCGAAGCGGTGAAGATAGGGATGCAGGTCGATGAGATTGATGCCGCCGAGCGGACCGGAGTAAAGCTCGCAGAGCAAGAGAGCGATGCAATCAAGATGCCGAGCCCCGCGGGATTATTTGGTAGTGGGAATAGTCAGGAGGAGGAAGAGGAAGAAGAGGAAGAGGAAGTTCCCGAGCTCAGAAATAAATACTGGGACTGGCCTTTGAAGATGCGATGAGGCAGGAACGGACCCGCATACAGGATAATATGGCGCGGTTGGAGGATGCCGCGCTGAACTTCGGCGAGGAACCGATGAAGGAAACGCTCGCTCCTTACCTCGCATGGATTCGGGAGCAGACGAGTTTCGATGCAATTATAAGGGATGCCAGAACCCGCGCACTCGACCGGAAGCCGCTCGCTGAAGCGCTTACCACTATTTTATTTTGGGGTTACCTTTGGGGATACCATGACCTATTTTCCGACCGGAGAGCTCCGACGGATTTGAAGCGGAAACGGACGGTACTCGGAGTTTTCAATATCGAAAAACGCCTCGCGACCCAAACCATTACCGCTCAATATAAACCTCTCCCGCCAGAGGAAGCCATCCAGATATTTTATATGCGGGAAATTATGACCCGCGAGCAGTTCGATGAACTCCTCGATAAGTACGCTCGGCGGGAAGCGTTCTTCGCGACCAATGTAACGCTCGATAATATCGAACGCGTCCTGTATCCGGCAGCACTTGAAGCGCTACAGAGCGGCACTACCCTTCGTGACTTCCAGCGGGAAGCGGGAGATTTTTTGATGAGCCGGGCGCATACCGAAACGGTATTCCGGACGAACATCATGAATGCTTATAACTCGGGTCACATGGATGGGATGTATGACCCATTGGTGGAGGATTTGATTCCCGCCGTTCAGTTCGTGGCAATCATCGATGGTCGCACTACCGAAATATGCCGGATGCTACATGGTCAGGTTATCATGAAATATGAAGCGGCGAGCGCGGACCTCATTCCTCCGCTCCATTATAATTGCCGTTCGACGGTGATACCCGTATGGGTAGATGAGTATAAAGGCCTGACGAAAGGCGATATCTTCGACCCGGGCGTTATCTATGCTGACGCTAACGCCCCGCTCCCGATGGAGGGCTTCGGCGCTTGGCGACCACTGATTAATCGTAATCCCGGCTATACGATTTGGCCTCCGCTTCCCACCACTCCCACTCCGGCTCCAGCGCCTGAACCCGCTCCGACCCCTGCAACAGCACCTGAACCAGCACCGACTCCCGCACCAAGGCCAGCGAATGCTATCGCTGAAAATCTTCCGCTCAATACTGATGAAGCGGTGTTCGATGTATTACCGGGATACAGTAGGGAAATGCAGAGCGACATGAATCGGATGCTCAAACGAATTGCGGAGCATGATAAGGAAGCCGGAAGATGGTATAACGCGGAAGGATTACCGATAACGAAATATAAGAATGGTGAGAAAGGTGTCGTCAATATGCCTCGACCGGAACATTATAATTTTATCAATTCGAATTCATGTATCAGGGTTCATTCGCATCCCAGCGGAGGTAGTTTTTCAGGTAGGGATGTCAATCTATGCTGCTGGGAAAGAATCGAAGGCACATCCGTCGTCGTCGGTGAAAGGAATGTTTACGTGCTTGAGTTCCTCGAAAGGCCGGAAGGATTCCCGGCAAATATGGAGAAATATTATGACAGTATCGAAAAGGCGGTAGATGGGATATTGCATGACCCGGAATTCATAGCGAGAAGCAAGGCGCATGGTCTTGATTTCATTGAACATACCATCGCGGTTCTGGAGAAGTATGTAGAAGAAAATCCCGGCTGCTTCAGATATACTTATTTCCCGAAGGAGGCGTTTGGACTATGAAAGAGCCGCCAGCGATTCCCATCGATGATAGTAAGCTCGAAGAGCTGAAGAAGATTTATGAGTCCGGAGAGTCGGAAGAAGAAAAAGAAAAGCCGGAATAATCATCACGCAAATGGACAGCGATTCGTATAAAAAGCTTGAGGAAGCGAAGAAGCTTTTACTCGAAAAAAATCTGTCAGAGCTTGACAAGATGCGAGTCCGAGTAGTATCTTGCAAAGTAGAAACACATCCGAAGTACGGTCCGCAATGCTCGATAATCCTGCAAGCGGACCGAAATAAAAAGTAGCCAGTCCCGGTAGCTCCGGGTGGAATAGCGAAAAGACCCACGTAGGCACTCTTATCAGGGTGTCTTTCGTCATTTAGGAGAAACCAATGCGACAAGTCTGGATGGAAATTCTACGACCCGGACATTGGAACGACTGGGATTTTCCAGCCGATTATCTCCGCGAGCTTCAGGCTTCATACGACCCCGATGTGAGGGAAGCCCCGATAACTCAGGGACACCCGCATCCGCTCGGTGAAGAAAAACCCGCTTACGGCTGGGTGAAGAAACTTGAGCTCCGTCCTTTCGGCGATGACCCTGATGTGGATGACATCAGCGTGTGGGCTCTGGTCGAACTCGGTGAGGAAGCCGAAGGATGGATTGAGGAGCGGAAGTTTCCGAAGCGGTCTGTAGGTATCTCCGAAGATTCCCCATACCCCGGCATCCCTTATCTGAGTCATGTCGCCTTGCTCGGCGCATCGAATCCGGCGGTATCTTCGCTGACCGAAGTCGAGCTCGCTCAGGGATTCATAAGCGACGGGATGCTCTGTCTCGCTCAGGTGAGCGGAGCGGATAAGACACTGGTATGGGAAAGCAAAGATAAAGAGTACTGGTATCGGGTGAAGGACCCGAGTCGATTCAAGGATGATTCATTCCGGAGCAAGAGTATCACGTCTGGAGTCCGCGCAGTAATGGGGAAGCTGAAGCCGGAGTATGTCCCGGAAGGTTCCAGCGCTGACTCGATGCATATACAATCGCTCCGATTCGATAAGGAAAAATTTGACCTCGCCAAAGCGAAGGCGTGGGTCAAGGACCATAAAGGAGAGTTATCCCAAATGGCTGATGAAAAGACGTTGCAAGCAGTCGAAGGGGAAAACAAGACTCTCAAAGCCGAAGTAGATGAGCTCCGAAAGCAGCTTAACGAGAATCACGATAAGCTGGCTACGGAGAAGGAACGGGCTGAGAAAGCCGAGCGTGAACTGCGGGAGCAGGAACTTATCCGACTGGAGAGCAAGTACGAGCATGAGCTCAAGCAGCTCACCGAGAACGGTAACGGCGCTCCCGCTTACATCGAACTCGGAGTGCACAAAGCTCTCCGGGCGATGGACGCATCGGATATCTCAGTCGAGCTCAACGGGAAAAGTACCCCGGCGAGCGAAATCATCATGTCGGCGCTGAAGTCTGTTCCCAAATTCATTGAGCGTCGAGAAGTCGCGGGTGACACGACTATTAAGTCGGGAGAAGATGGCCAGCCTGACCCTCCCGGCAATGACCGTTTTGCCCTCGCCATGAAGAAGTACTCGGATGAAGGCGGCAAAGTCGATGGACTCGACGTGAAAGCCCTCACCGATAAACTCATGGCTGAGGACAAGACGCTCGATATCAAGTCGGCTACCCTCAAGGCTTCCAAGATGCTCGCCGGAGGTGCACGATGACCGATTACGAAAGCCCTTATATGAAAGACCGAGGGCATAAGTGCAAGAAGTCCGCACAGGGCATGGGGAAAGAGTTCGTAGCCGGAGGAACTATCGTCGCTGGAACTTTCGTGAAGTTCTCAGGAGCTGACGATATCACCGTCGTCACCTGCGGAGCGAAAGGTGCGCTCATCGGAGTAGCGATGAATGACGCTACGGTCGGTCAGGACGTGATGGTCCAGATGGACGGATATCATTGGATTATCGTCGGGACAGCGGCAGATCTCGCTCCCGGCGACTGGGTCGAATCCGATGCGAACGGCATGGCTGTCGAAATGGATTGCGGAGCCGGAGATTCATTCCTCGGCGGATACGTATTATCTACGCCGATGGATGACGAAGATTGCGTCTGCATGAAGATTCAGCCTTGCCCGCTGTGCGAGACACAGAGAGGATAAGGAGTGATAATCGATGAGTAGCGGACAAAGCAATCCTACCGTCGTCACCGTTCACATCAACGCGGCGCTGACCAATTTCATGGTCCAGCTTATGAGCGGCGGTCCGTTCATGGTCAACGAAGCATGGCCCGTCATTCCTGTAAAAAAGGAATCGGACTATTACTTCGTCGACAACGACCGCGGCTACCTCAACCCGAAGGGTCCGGATACCTTCCGGGCTCCCGGCATGGTCGCTCAGAACTATGACTTCGACGTTACTCGTGGCTCATACGAGTGCGTTGAACATGCGCTGAAGCGACCCGTCGCCGACCGTATTCGGGAGAACGCCGATGACCCGCTCAAGGGCGAGCTTGACGCGGTGGAAAAGATGTGTCATGCAATCAATCTCAAGTTCGAGATGGAGTTCCATGATGCGGCCTTCACCATCGCAAACTACGCAGCGAGCCAGATAGTCGTTGCGACCGCGCCGTGGTCGAACACGGTAACCTCAACTCCCGAGCAGGATATCGACCTTGCTAAGCTCGCTGTCGCAGAAGGCAGCGGAGTAGCTCCGACGGATATGATTATTCCCGAGCATATCTATCGCGAGCTCAAGGTCCATCCGGATGTCGTCCAGTACATGACGGCTCATGCTCAGGCCGTGAATCGGCTCCAGACCGGACAGCTCCCGCTCTATCTCTACGGGCTCCGGGTCCATGTACCCGGCGTTATATGGGATGAGGCGAACCCCTGTCAGGACGCGGAAATCTCTCAGCTTTACGATGATTGCGCCGTCGTCGTTTTCTATAAGGACCCGAGTCCGGGCTTGCAGACCGCGACGTGGGGCGCTCAGTTCCGTCATATCAGGAACGGCGAAGGTCCGTGCCGTGTCAGGACATGGCGCGACGAACCCGCCGAAGCTACCGTTACGGAAGCATCGGTGATGAATCATCCGAAGGTCGTAAACGCTTACGGCGCGGCTATCATCACCGGACTCTGCGATACCGGAACTTCTTAATCCATCTGAAAAGGAGCGGATAGTTATGACTCGATTACAGAAATGCCAAGCAGTTACAAGAATCGGAATGACGAAAATAGCCGGGATGCGGAATATCAGGAACCCGAGGACCGTCTGAGAGATTTTCGAGATGGACCTCGATAATCCGAGGGAGAAGCAGGCTTACTATCATCTCCTCGCTCACGGCGCAATCAAACCGATTGGTGAACCTGTAACGAACGCTGTCATAAAAGACAAGGATGCCGGAGAGGTTAATGCTTTTCCGGCATCCTCTGTCTCCCCTATACCGGAGGAAGCCGAGTATGTCGAGGAGATTTCCGAAGCGCCAGAATCTGAAACGACTGAACCCGTCGGCGGTCCACTCGAGGAATCGCCGGATGAATCAGAAGTAGAAGAGCGGGTGATTGGTCCCGGAACCGCGCTTAGTGAACTCATGGACCTCGAAGAGATGCGGTCTTTCACCGAAGAGGAAATCGACACCCTCAAGCGAATCGGCATCGCGACGATTTTCGACGTGAGTAACAGGACCGATGCCGAGATTAAATCGGTGCGCGGTGTCGGAGCGAAGAAGGTCCAGATACTCCGGACTCTTAACGAGATGTACGGAGGTTAACATGGCAAGATATCTGACCCTTCAAGACCTCCATACCGGGTGCAGCCGAAAGCCGAGATACCTTCATCCGAAAGGTGTCGTGCTCGACTTCGACCCCGAAAATCGACGAGTGATAACATGGGTTAAGCAGGAGAAAATCCGGCGTGTGCCGGATAGTACTCCTTTGACTGACCCGGCTGAAGTGAGAAAGAAGATGATGAGGTTAATTAGGGGATGACCCGAAACATCGACAATCGATACACGACTATCGAGCGGCTTATCCTGACGGCTGGCGAGCAGCAGCTTTCCGATGTCTGCGACCCGACCGGAGCGAGCGATATCGATGCGGCGAATGTCCAGCAGAAATTGCTCGATATGATTTTTCAAGCGAGCCGCGAAGTCGATGCTTATCTCATCAAGTATATGACCTGCCCGATTGCTGAAGTAATAACGGAGCTGACAGTCGGGACGAGTATCACCATGACGAACGGCTCTCCGGCGGTTGTGGGAGTCGGCACACTTTTCCTGACTGAGCTCGAAGAGGGCGACGAGATATTCCTTCCCGATGACGAGGATTACTGGTTCGGTGTAGTGGATTCCGTAACCGATAACCTCAATCTCATTCTGAAGTACGATTACAATGGCGATACGGTAGCGGCGGCGACAGTGGCGAGCAGGAGGCGAATCACTGTCCCGCCGTGGCTCGAAATCCATACCCGGAATTACACGCTCTATAATCTCTGGCGGCGGCGTGGTCGGATGAATGAGAATAATCCGTACTACGAAGATAAAGAGGACAGCCGTCGAGCGTTAAAGGACTTCCAGAGCTCGAAGCAGAAATTCGATGATAGCGGGACGAAGCGAAAACATAATCCGGTCCAGAGCGAGAAAACTTTCGATGACCGGGTGATGACCTCGACGACGCTGACGAAGTATGTCAGTCCCGACTTGGATTATCCACCGTAAACGATGGGCGTAAGATTAAAATGGGAAGATAAAGATGGACTCCAGCTCGCAATTAAAAAGGCGAGCGCTCCACCTAACTCCCGGATACTCGCGGCAATCGCGCTCCGGATGCGGGGAATGCAGATACAGCATTTTCTCAACGAGGAAGATTCATCCGGTAAGAGATGGGCTCCGCTGAAGTCATCGACTATCAGGCGGAGACGCGCCGGAGGGAAGGGAGTCAGAATCCTTCAGGATACCGGACGGCTCCGCGCTTCTATCGTCAGATTCAGCGACAGGAGTAACGCCATCGTCGGGACCAATGTTATCTATGCACCTACCCATCAATTCGGGCGGGGAAGCATTCCCGCTCGGGAGTTTTTGTATCTTACGGATTCCGAACGGGTTGAGCTCGTCGAATTCGTCACAAATGAAATACTGAAACCGTTCTCCGGTAAAAATTAATGGCAACGCCAGCGGAAATACGCTCTCGCAATAACCTGATTATCGACCAGCTCGATGACCTTTGCCAGACGCTCGTATCCGACGTTCAGGGTACGGAGCGGGATGGTCGAATCACTATGACCAATGGCTCGAACGTCGTTACGGGAATCGATACCGGATTTACCGGGCTGACCGAAGGGGATTACATCGCTTTCAAGGCTGACCGTTCCGGCTATGATGCTTTCGGGCTCATCGATACAATCGTCAACGATACGACATTGAACCTCGATGCAAACTACGATGGAGAGACCCGCGCTAATGTGAACTTCGTCACTTTCACGAAGGATGAATACCTTCATGCGGTCGAGTATCCTTCGGTAATCGACTTACGGGTTTATGATTCGATGACGGAGTTCGAGCCGAATACACCTAACATGGAGTGGTGGTTTTATTCCGAGGAGATAACGGACCATGCCGAGAATGCAATCGGGATGGTAGCTTGTACCGTTGAAGTGCATCGCCCATCCTTCCGGCTGATGCAGCGGGAATCATCGGAATTGATTTTCGATATCGAGCGCTGGCTGAATGTGCATCGGACGCACGGCATCCTTTGGGACTATATCCAGTATGCGGGATTCAATGAGCCGAAAATATTCCGCGATGCCGACCAGCAATCGGAGCGGCTCGTTACCACTTACTATTTCAATATCGCTTTTCTACGTCAGGCTTACTAAGGTGAAGAGATGAACGATTACACACCAATGCGGATACTCAAAGATATTCAAGTTCCGGTGAGGACGAAGGTTCAGGCGGAGCTATATTATCCGCATGGAGAAGTGAATTCCGTCCAGATAAAAAATGCGACCGTTCGCGCTCCCGGGTATACCGTCATCTACCGGGCTCCGATGAGGATTAATGTCCCGTCGGAGAAGGAGCTCGCTTTCGTCAAGGCCGGGTATGCCAAGCTCATACCGCAAGACCCTCGCGGAGTCGATGACCCGACATCCGAAGTATCGGGTAGCGCATCGAAAGCGGAAGAGCACCAGCGGAAAGCGAGGAAGTATATCAAGAAGAGGGTCAAGCGCGAACCGGTACTGAGGGAGCTCGAAGAGCTTGAGGCTGAAAAGGAATCCGAATCGGCCCCGGCTTCTGATATACCATCTGAACTTCCGGATAAAAAATCTATAAAGGAGAAATCGGATGTCTGATACCAAGCAGTTCACATTGAGCCAGTGGCAGATGACTCATCCCGGCATTCTGTGTGCTTACGATGATGTTCATGACTGGTTCATCCCGCTGGGCTTTCTCGATAATATCAGGCTCCGTCGCGAGACAGATAACGTCTACCAGTCAGAAATCCATAAAGGCCGGAGCGTCGCAATCGATGGGTATACCGTTGCCGAGCGGCTATTCGTCAGTTTCGACATGTTGGAGCGGCTCAATCCTGACTGGCTCAGGCTTATCATGAAGAACTGTGGCACTCCGGAAGTTTTCGGAGCGTGCAGCCTGCTCAGCGTGACGGAAGTCCATCGGCTGTATCGAAATAATGCTCAGGTGCTCAATCATAACTCCGGCTTCTACGGAGATGGAGCACTCCCGGCCCCGACCAACGCCACGGCTACACCTGTCGCTGGTGGAACGGTCCCGGATGGTACATATACCATCGTGGTCGAAGCGGTCTATACCGACGCTCAGGGCTTGAACCCGACCCGGAGCCTTTATGATGACGCGGCGGGAACGGTATGCGCTGTCGGAAATAACACCATCGAGTTCGAATGGGATGCTCCGGCTGGCGGCTACGTTCCGGCTTACTACAATATCTATGAGTACGATACCGCGCTCGGCGAGACGATTGCCGATGCGGACCTCATCGCTGTTGTATCCGGCCTCAGCCCGACCGCCGTCATCTTCGATTCATTCACCGACCTTGGTGACTGGCCCGGAGCTACAGGCGGAGGAGCCTTCCTCGTCGAGAATCTCGTCGGCGATACCGAGTATACCGCTGGCGATGATTACACAATCGATACAACCTGCGCTCGTATCGCTCTGGTCGATGACGGTGATATCGATGACGGTCAGCCCGTCCAGATTACCTACACCTACATCGCGAACCCCTTCTATACTCAGACTCTCGGACCGGGCTCGCGGAATCCGCGCATCCTTCATCTCGTCGTTTTGTGGTTTAAGGATGACGAGAGGGCTACTCCGGTCGGACGCGGAGCTGAGATTCATCTCTATCACGTCCATGCCGAGAGTGGGTGGGAGTGGCTCTTCGACCAGCGTGACTTCGAATCGGGCTTTGCTCAGGAGTATCGCGTACTGATGGACCGCGCTTATGGTAAGTACGGTCTGATTTACGTGTTCCATAAGGTCATTGAGGAGTTCCCGCTCATCGACCTTGAGGACTTGAGCAAGTATACTCAGGATGACGAGTGCTCAGTCATAAGCACTTAATCCATCAAAGGAGCGGATAGATGACTGACGAAGTAAAAGAAACGCCGCGAGAGCGTCTCGAGTTCGAGATATCCAATGCGGCTCCTCTCATCGGTTCAATCAACGGGCAGCTCGTAAAAATCGAGCGAATCAAGCTGAGCAAAATTCGCGACGCTTGGATTGAAGTCATTAACATTTTTCAGGCTTATCAGGTTCTTGCTAGTCAGGCTATCCGTTCAGATGGCGGGGGTGCTCGTAAGGGCACCTCTGCCTCTGACGGGGAACCTACGGAAGCGGAGCCTGCGGAAGCGGAGCGTATCGGAGCCGATATTTTCCTTGAGCAATTGAAGGAGCTCGGTCCGGACGTGGTGAACATCCTCCATAAGTTTCTACAGACCGCGAGCAATATCGATGACGAAACCCTGAACGGTCTCGATTTCTGGTCGCTCATCGAGTTCACCATTACCGTGCTTGAGCATAATGTCGGACCGGAGCTTCGTTCTTTTTTCAGGCGCGGAGGAAGCGCGCTGAGAAGCTTAGGCTTCTTGAGCGGGGAACCCGATTCGAGCGGGACCAAATCCTCCGCGACAACGGATGGCGAGCAGAAGACATCACCGATTTCAGACCCGGCGAATTAGAAGCTCGGCTCGATGTTATCAGGTTTCGCGAGTTCATTCGGAGGAATGAGCGCGAGCAGGATATAGTCCTTCAGGGCATGATGACATGGGGCGATAAGGAAGGGCACTATCGACGGCAGCTTGATAATCTGAAGTCGGAATTAATGAAGGAGCATAAGCGCTTTCACAATTTAGAGTATTGAGATGGGGGTTCCCGGCTCAAATAAATATCGCGTACAGGTCGCTTTCAATCTGGAGAATTCCGCCTTCAGTAAAGGGCTGCGCGATATCAATAGCCAACTCGATAAAACGCGGAAATCAATCCATGAAAATTATCAGGCGCTCGACCAAGAACTCACCCGCATCAATCGTAATATCCTTCTCACTCTCGGCGGTATAGCGGCTGCGTTTACCGCTATCGCCGTTCCCGCTGTGAAGATGTCGGGTGAATTCGAACGCTTGGCCGTCACATTTGAAACACTCGCGGGTAGCGTGGAACGAGCGCAAAAACTCATCGAGGATATAAAAACTTTTGCCGCAACCACACCCTTACAGGTCGGAGATATCCAGCAAGCAGCCACCATGATGCTTGGATTCGGGATGTCGATTGACCAAGTAATACCTAAGTTGAAAATATTAGGTGAGGCGTCAGCGGCTTTACGTGTTCCACTTGAACAAATAATCAGAGTGAGGATGTTTCTTGAGTCGGGACAGTTCCGCTCAACAATGCTTGCCCCCATCGGTATTACCCGTCAGGCACTTGAAGCCTACGGCGCGGAATTCGGTTCGGCAGGACAATTATTATCGACCGGGGAAGATGCAGTTGAAGCGTTCGATACCCTGCTAACGGAGCGATTCGGTGGTCTTTTCGATAAAGTCTTAATGACGATTACTGGTCGCCTTTCAAATATAAAAGACCAAGTGGATTTAACTTTCGCTTCAATCGGTGATTCGGTACATTCGATTGCGATGGAGGTGTTTAACTGGCTCGTCGATGAGCTTACCCGGCTTAGGGAATGGATTGATGAAAATCAGGAGGTGGTTAAACGGGCGTGGGAAGAAATACTAAGCACTATCCGACCGCTCACTGAAGGCATCGCTAATGCATGGGACCGTTTCATGTCAGCGCTCGAAAAAAATCCAGAACTGCTCGTCGATATCGCGAGAAAAATAAAAGATGTGATTAACGCTCTCGTTGGCCTTCTCATCCTGAATTCTATTATTTTACTGGCCGTCAAATTTGCCGAAGCGATGTTTTTCGTAAGCGGAGCGCTCGGCGCGGTCGGTGGCTCACTCGGAGGATTAACCGCTTTCCTCGTTAATCCGTGGACGCTCGCAGTTCTCGGCGTAATTGCCGGACTCTATCTCTGGTACAAAAATCAGAAAGATGTCAACGAAGCGATTGAGAGAGCGACGGATGAAGTAACGGATAATATCAATGCGCTGCGAGATGAAGCGGCGGAAATAAAATCTGTCGCTGGCGAAACCCTTCAACTCTCACGAGCAAACGATACTTCCGAGGAATCTTTCAATCGCGTCAAGCAGCTCGTACTCGAATTGCTTGATAAGTATCCCGAGTATGCAGAGAAAGTGGGAATCACATCTGACGAAACTGGTCAGCTCTTCGATGCAAACGGCGATTTAATAACAAGCATCGATGACTTGAGCGGTAGATTGAATTCCTTTTCGACCGATGCTTTCTGCGATGAACTATACGATGCAACGACGGAAGCGGTCAGTCTTCGTGATGCGATTGCCGATGCGATAAGAATGAGAGATAGCTGGATGGGTCGGGCTTCCTCAGCGGTGAGCAGAGCGTTCGGTATGGAAGGGACGACTCAAGTTCTTCAGCGGGGAGCTGGCGGCGAGTATGAAGCGAGAGATATCAATCAGCGCCAACTCGAAGAAATGGAACGGGCGGGGAGTTTTCTCGAATCTATACTCGGTACCGCTGAAGATGCAACCGAAGAGCTTGAAGACCAAGGTGTAGAGCAGGAGCAAGAAAGAGAGCGCTCGGGTGGTGGTGGCGTAAGCGCGGCGGAGAGAGGTGGTTTGGATTTCAGCCGCCTCGTCGAAGGTATCGCGACGGTCGGTGATGCTTTCAAAGCTCTCACGAGCGGGGATTATTCCGGACTTACCGATATCGGAGAAGAGATAGTCGAGGCTTTCCGTTTACCGTGGGAAAAATATATCGCTCTCTTGATGAGCCAGCGAAAGGATAAGCCAGAACTGGGCTGGTGGTTACTGAGCAAGGAAGAGCGGTATGGGAAAAAACCCGGAGCTATGGGTCCGGAGGAGCGGCAGGACTGGGAGGGTAGAAAGAAGCAGGCGGGTCGTGATTATCTCGACGAAATCAATGAGCCCGTGAATGAAATATTCCGAAGCTTACGCGAAAGCATCGTATCGTCAGCGGAGATGCTCGGCGCATCTATCCTCACCGGAGATATAGCCGGAGCGCTCCAGAAAGTATTTTCATCGCTCGGGAATCAAATCGGTAATTACGTCAATCGGATGATAGCGCCGAAGGGTTCGAGCATGGGGCTTCAGCTCCTCGGTGGTCTCGCTGGTGGATTGGTCGGCGCTGGTATCGGTCTCCTCGGCGGATTATTCAGTAAGAAAAAAAGTAATGATGGCTCATCTGTAACGACTCCCATCTACGCCCATGTAACGAATTTCCCGGAGGACCGACTCGGTGGGTATCTACCGTTCTCATTCCTTTTCTCCGGTCGCTCCGGCCTGTATGATGTAGATTATAGAGGAGCGAGCCTCGACAGGATGCGGAGCAGTCGAAGGCTCGGTATGCATTACGGACAATAATGCTTAGGCTCTGGACATACGTTAACGTCGACGCTGACGGTGACCCGTCCGCTTCAGGCACTTACTTTGAAATCCCCATCTACACGCTTCGGGTTCAGATGGGGCAGAATACATACATCCAGCCTGTGAGAGACGGTACTGAGATTTTCGTAGATGACCCTCAACCGATGCATCCGGTCAGGATTAATCTTCAGCTCCTCATGGCTGATATTGATTTGAAAAGCGAGAGCGCTTACATGGGCTTACATCGATACCTTGGTCCCGTCCTCTACTTTCATAAGATGGAGCACATGTGGGTCGCTCTCTTCACTCAAAGCGACCAAGAGACTTCGAGGAAATGTTATCTATGCCGATTGCTCGAAGTCGACCAAGTACTTGCCGGATGCTCGACCATCAATACCGATGAAATGACGTATGGGCCGCAGGAAGAAGTCGGCGGAGCTCCGATGCTTTTCACGTTATACGTTGACAGGAGCGGAGTTTTCACTGACTATGATGACGTAACAAGTGGAACCTATATCAGAAGGGAGCCAACGTCATGAGGTATTTTTTCATCGCTCTGCTTTGTGTCCTGCTCATCGGATGCAGTAACTCTCCGACTCTACCGGGCATTCACGTCGGTCCTTATATCGGGAGCGTACCCAGCGATGGCAATCTAACCGGAACGAAGGCGCTCGGGCATAAAAACAAGGATATCTATAATCCGACTAAAGAGGATATCCAGTATTATTGCTCGATGTGCCATTT